TTTAATATCCTGAAGGTAGCATGTTAAAACTTAAACCGTACCTTGGTTTATCAGTTTCATTTCTACGATTTCCATGTTTTATAAAAGATGAAAATACGGCAAAATTACCTGGCGCAGCTTCTAATTTTTCATTTAACTCTGGAAAAGATAAATACTGTGAGTGGTCATTTAACATAATCGCACCCGAATATAAACTGGGTGTGTGGTCATGAAGGGTGCTGTAGTGACTAAAATCTTGTCTAAATCCCCATGCTGTAGATAATCCATAAGATTTACCATTCTGACCTAATAATTCATAATCTAGAAAGTCATATATTTTTATTATTATTTTAAAAAATTCTTTATCGTTCATAAAATAACCAAATGACGTCATACCAGATTTTAAGTTGGTATGAAAATTTCTATTAGTTTTATCTTTCATACCTTTTTCTATTTTTTTTATAAAATAGTCCGTGTCAAGATCTATATTGCCTTTAACAAATATGTAGTCTTGTTCTATTTTAGATTTTATTATTTTTTCTAGTTTCATCTTTTCCTTTTATATATTTTGGTGCAAATCTTGTTATATTGTTTAATGGTGCCGTATCGTGAAAATTACCACTGACCGAGATCCGTGTGCAATCAGACTTGTATGGTGCAACCCAGTGCTTTAACCATGCAGGAAAGATATACATATCGCCCTCTTCAGGAAAGAATGACATATAAGTTATGGCATCTCTTGGTCCATTACCATAGATAAACTGTATGCCTCCAGGTCCACATGACTTGCCTTTATAATCTATTTGTTCTTTTTTTAATTCGTCCGGTATCTGCAGGTAGATGACAAAAGATAATTTACCATCGTGATCGTGCGGTGGGTTAAAATCATTCGGTCTTTGATAATTTATCCAGAGAGCTGACATTACATATTCTGGCATTTTTTCGTATGGTTTGTTGACAAATCTTTGATATGCCTGATCATACACACCAATGTATTGTGATAATGTTGGTAGTATCTTTTTCTTTGCTTGCTCTCCATAACCAACTTCCTTATCTAGGATTCCTGCTAGTTTGGTTGTGTAATCTTCAGTACACTTCTTACCCTCATCTAATAATAATTTTTTAAAATCATCTTTTATCTTTAGTTTGACCACGCATGGTCCCCAGTTTAGTATTGCTATTGGTATCTGTTCAGCCATTTTTTCTCCTTTTATTTTATAATTTTCTTTTTAACTCCTCAAGATATTCAAAGTTTTCTTGATTCCTAACCATCTTCTCATGTTCTAACCTCTGTTTCTTTTTTATGATAGAGGCTTGCTTTTGCCACGCCCAGGTATTTATTTTACCTGACCAACCCATAACCCATAAATAAAATTTAAATAGCATTTATATCCTCTACATTGTTTAATTTGTTTAATTTACTCTGTTCTATCTCATACAAAGGAGCACGTAAAATAAAAGATGTACCATCATCTCTTTCACGTTTATCACCTTGATTAAAAAAGCTAGCAGTATTTAAAAATTTTTCTTTTTCCAACCAACCACAGATCTGCACAACAGCTGTCTTTTTATTAATACTTATAAATAACAATACATCACTAGGCATTTCTTTTTGATAGGCTACAAAATTATGTACGTAATGGTCTTGCATGTAAACATTACGAGCCATAGACTTTATATCTACTTTTTTATTATTAATATTAATATCCTCATCTAATCTACCACTTTGATAGTTAGGCTGTGGTTTACCCAATAATCTAAATAAAGTTAACTCTCCAATTAAACCTGTGTATTGTTTTTCATAATTACCATTAAAACCTCTAGACCTATTACCAAAATTTTTAGTTTTTAAAATTTCAATTGCATACTTTCTATCATCGTCATTTATTTTTATTTCTATCATTCTAAACTCATTGCCTCCTTGTACTCTTGCAGACTTACTACTTTACCATTCATTACTTTTTTTTCACTATCATAGTGTTCCATAATCTGCATTATTTTTGGTAGCTTCGTATGTGACCAGGGCCAGATCAAAAGACAAACATAATATGCATCTCTGAACGTGCATCGCCACTTGTATTGTTTCAGATACGGCGTGCCATCTTTTCGTAAACCTTTACGTGGTTTATGATTAAATGTTCCACAACCTAACACTTCATGCACCCATTCTATAACAGAGCGATCAGTCATGGTGATCTCCATACTGATACGCCACGCATTTGCATATCTATAACCCTCTTGACCTTTGTGTTTCTTTTTCTTCTCTTTTACCTTTTTGTAATAGATGCTGCCCTCACCATCAAAAAGTCCTGCGATGTATGCTCTATCTGTTTCTGGAATCATGTGTAAACATCCATCTTAAAGTTGTTGTTGCAGGATCAAAACCATCAAACTTTAAATCTTTAATGCAGCCTGTCAGAAGGACCATCATCGATAAGATCATTATCAACCGTCTCATAAAATTCTCCCTCCGAGTCACAGTCCCAACATTGGTGGACCTCACTCTTGTCCCTGAAGTCCGCTGCCGGATCACCATCTAATTTTGCAACCCTGACATACCCATTTCCGTGGCATGTCTCGCAAATCATTTTTACGACTCTACTTGTTTTTAATTTTGCCATTTAATTTCTTCGCTTTCTCGTTTGCTATTGATTCTATGGTCTTTGCTATAGATAATTTTGCATCGGGCAATAATACCTTTGATAACTTATCCAATGTAGCGTATGTTTCTTTTGTTAGAGAAACATTTTTATATTTACTCATGTCTGTCATGCGTTTCCTTTCATATTTACTAACCCATATATAGGTGATATTATAGGATTGTCAATGAAATTTTTATTAAGTTTAATTATTTGTTCCAGTGTAGCCGGTGAGTGCATGCCGCCTTTTGATTGGCACGATATGTTTGACACAAAATATGATTGTCTGGTCTTTGGATACGAGGAGTCTCTTAATAAAATGAAGGAGATCGGTAGGACAGACATTAATCAATATGGTATGTATATCAAGTTTTATTGCACACCTATCGACACGATTTGACAATGTGGCTAAATTGTGGTAATGGCAAGAATCTTCTCACCATTACCTACCCTTATTTTTATCCCTCTTTAGGGTAGGTGTTTCTCGATCCCACATCTTTAACATTAGAACAACAAATAGTATAGGTAGACTACTTACAGATACAGCCAAAAAAAGTTCCACTATCGTCCTTCATTACATGCACATTCCATGGTTCGTGATACGTGGTCAAATGTAATCGTAGTATGTCACATAGATCAAAACAGTTGATGTCAGAAAGTATCTCGACACCAGCCATCATCTCTTTCGTGACGGATACCAGACTATACAATCCGTCGTTTAATAGTATCAGATCCATCGTGTCTTTTCGTTCCGTGATTTAAAACGTTTTTTAAACCAGATGCTTTCATATTTATGTCAACACCATATGGTTTCCACGCTTGTTTCATAAGGTTTAGCTCTAACAATAGACTAGACCATTGTCCCTGAGCTGCACCATTTACTTTTAAAGTTATTATTTTTTCTTTCATATTTACAATGTAGGATTTTTTAGGATGACTGTCAAGGTCTGCCGTTATTTTTTTTCTGTCTTTTTTTATGTTTGTTTAATGATTTTGTATGTCTGCCTGGACGTTTTTTTGGCTTGTTACGTGGTGCCGTGACTAATCCAAATTTAGCTTTTTTAGCCATTACTCAGACCACTCTTTCACAAACACATCCGTGTCTGCTGGCCTGGTTATGTGTGGTAGATAAACTATCCTACCATTTACGTGTTGCTCTAGGTCTGTGCCGCAGGTCATGCATCTATAAATCTGTTTTGTAAGTCCAACCAACATTGTAAACTCTTCACACGTTGGACACTTACCATTAACAATCTCTGCTGTAATTTTCATTTTAAATGTAATTTTTTAATTGATTTTTCACCCATGTAGATCTCTGTCTCTGCCTCACTACGTATACATTTGTAAGATATATTTGGATTATACTCTCTTTCTGCTATGCGTCGTGCACGTAAACATGCAGCCATAGATTCCTGTATCCTGTGTTCCTTGATTTCTCCGTCCCAGAACATAAGTAGAGCAAATACAGTTTCAATCATACTATCTTACCTTTGTTCTCACCTTCCTTAATTACATATTTCTGTGTACCATTCTTACCATGTTCTACAGATTTTTTTAATTCTTTTACATAATTCATCTGTTTAGCCTCTTTGTTTATGTGGGCTATGTAGTCT